ATGCATAAAGCCCGGGCTAGGAGGTGGTCCGTCATTACAGTTACTTGTCCAACGTTACGTATTTTTTGCTAGGGTATTGCGCCCCCCGTTGCTTTACCTCCTCTTTGGCTGGCCAGCTACTCGAATCGGTGACTTTCACTTACTAACACTTACAAAACTTGGCGGTCCCAGGGGGTAACGATCCCCCTCCTCAGCAGTGACAGTGCTGTGTGCGTCCATGAACACCTTGAGACCAAATTGGGGTTAGTTTCTATAGCACCCATTGAAACTAACAAACGTTGAGCAGTCATGCATCAAAACACTACTGCTATTTGCTCTGGTTGCCACGGACAATTTCGAAATGTCGACCTATCGCTTATCAAGCGAGTGCTCTTCCTCTGAGCTACGCGGCAAAAATGGTGGATGTGACTTGAGTCGAACAAGTAGTGCCAGGGGCGCCGGATTTACAGTCCAGTGGGGTTACCAATTTTCCTACACATCCAAAAAAAAAATACACATTGTTAGTTTCGCCTTCATCCGACTTTAAAATCAGCCGCGGTTTAAACAATGTGAAAACTTGGTACTGCGTATGGGAGTCGAACCCATCTTACTAACGTGAAAGGCTAGTGTCCTAAACCGATAGACGAACGCAGCAAAAACTTTGGCGGAATGACTGAGACTCGAACTCAGAAGCCCTCTTTCGAGAGCCGACGGATTAGCAATCCGCTCCAATACCATTATGGGACCATTCCATTAAACTTGGTGCGGATGGTGAGACTCGAACTCACAAAATTTGGCTTCTAAGACCAACACGTATACCAATTCCATCACATCCGCAAAATATGGTGCGACTGGCCGGAATCGAACCGGCACGCCATTACAGCGTCAGATTTTAAGTCTGATGTGGCTACCAATTACACCACAGTCGCATTATACAAAGGCACTGCAAGCAATGCACTTGTATAAATCTATTTAACTTTTTAAAGAACGTTTGTTAATTTCTTAACATGTATCTATTGTAGCAGCTTTTTCTTTATTTCCTACAACTATTAAAAAAAGTTTTCAACTATTTGGCGACCCCCCAGGGACTCGAACCCCGACGAACAGTTTTGGAGACTGTCATGCTGCCATTACATTAGAGAGCCATGTTGTTCAGTTAAATACACAATGAATACTAAACTCAAAGAGCTGTACTCAGCAATCAATCATCAAATACACGGTTTCTACGCATGTGCTGTGTTATCAGTTTATGCGCTAGGATGGATTGCGTACAATTATAACAATCCGTTGCTACTATTCCTGCTGTTTTTAGCAGTAGAAATTGCAGGCATACACATTAGTATTTTTGTACACAGAGCATGGACCCACAAAGCGTGGAAACCAACTCGTATATTAAATTTGTATGGATTGTTTATGTACACAATCTTCTTTGTTGCTTCTTCGTTATGCTTTGCAGCAATTCACCGAAAGCATCATAGATATGCTGATACTCCACAAGATCCACACAGCCCTTACTTTATGAGCTTTTACCAAGTTGTTATTAAACCGATGTACAAATTAGATTTAAGTTACATCCCGGACTTGTTAAAAGACAAGGACCAACTATTTTTCCACAAGTACTATTGGCAAGTTAACATCTTAGTATGGACTATACTATGTTTGTTAGGACCAAGCTACGTTGCTTTTTGGTTTGCGTTTTTAGGTGCAGTAAACTTTAAGTTAAGACTTATTAATTACACTGCACACCAGCACCCATCAAAGAAAGGTGCATCAAATAGTCTACCATGGGCTTTCTTTTTCTTAGAAGGCGAAGCATGGCATGCTAATCATCACGAGTCTCCTAGTAGCTGGAACTTTAGTCGAGCATGGTGGCAATTTGACCCCGGTGCTTGGACTATCAAGTTACTTGTTGCGCTAAGACTAGGCAAACTTAAATAGGTTTTTGGGAGCCCGACTATCCTTTTGTGGGACTCGCCGGATTGTCTCGAATAGGCAAGTTTAAACTACCACTTGAGCAATCTGGCGTTGTCATGTAGCTGCCTGCTACACTATGCTAAGTGGGACTCAAACCTATCGTCTATCCCAAAACTTGGTCAGGGTGGCAAGAATCGAACTTGCTCTACAAGGTTCCAAACCTAGGCGGCTTACCATTACCATACACCCTGAAAAATTGGCTGGCTAGGCTGGGGTCGAACCAGCGACATCTTGATTAACAGTCAAGCGCAACTACCAACTGTGCTACTAGCCAATAAAAGTGGTGCCCCACGACAGAATCGAACTGCCGATGCCTGATTACAAAACAGGAGTTATGCCATTTAACTAGTAGGGCAAATTTTGGTGCAACCTGCAGGGATCGAACCTGCTTCCACGATGCTTCAAACCGTTGCTATGACCACATCAGCTAAAGTTGCATTGTTTGGAGGAGGGATGGTAGAATCGAACTCCAACCGCTTTCGCAGTCCATCTGTTTTCAAGACAGTGCAGGGCCCAGCCCTGATAACCCTCCGATAATATATAGCAGTGGCACAATGGCTGGCCTCACGTCAGAAGTTATAGCCGGTTCGTCTGCTGTATTATAAAGCACATTAGTGTTCTGTCGCCCCTTTAGGTGGGGCCGCCTACAACAGTTTATCTTTCTGCCGGCCACTTGTTGCGTCTAATATGCTTTAGAATACCCCCTATTGCTAGGGGATATGTTAGGGTCGATACCCTAACCAGGAGTCTTACTAATGCGTTCTCACCACACGTTCATGTATCCTGTCCGCCCGTTTGCTACTTATTATAGTGTGTAGCGCAGTCCTCGTTACTGCATTTTAACACTTCATCAAGCTCGATCTTCGGAAACTTGTCTTGCTATCTTAGCGTGTAACGCCTTAATAGAAGCCAACTCCCGCTCGGCTCGTTCCAACTTGTCTCTGATTAACGCATTGCGTTGTTCAGTACTCATTGTATGAGCTGTTGTAAATTGAACTTGACGAAAATTTTTCATTAGATCAATTTTCTTCATAATTTCCTTTACATAACTTACAAAACAAAAAACCCTGGAGTTTTTAGTTCCAGGGTCCTTCAGTTTGTTAGTTACATTTGCCGTTAAGCGTAACCATCTCCCTCTCGGACCCCGATCGTAATCTCTGGTGTGCGATCACTATTTGAGTTCGCAAACAAAGACCAATAGGCGTTCATGCCTAAACCGGGCTGTTGTTGTTTTAGCGAATGACTTAAAAAGTGTTGCATCATGTTCCTATTGTATTTTATTTATCATTCAATGTCAAGCACTGATTGATAATTTTATTTATCTTTTTCTTTTAAAACTTTGGTTTTAGCATTTCTGCTGTGTAAGTGTGTATTGTATGAGTTGTATCTTTAAGTGTCAACACCTTAGATGCCCAAATCATACATTTTACTTGTCATTGCTTTGAACCCACTAGCTATGTTACTTGGATCTCTTTTCCAAGCATCTGGCCAGCTGCGCCACATTTCTTCTAAACCAACTCTCCACGAATACTTTGCAGGATCATCATCGGGTAACTTGAAGAACCATTCATCACGCGGTGTAAAAAATACACTGGGCGCTTTTACTTGGAACGGCGCACGTACCCACCATGGGTAAATCAATTCGTGTACTTTAGACATAGTTAGCTGTCTTGTCAAGCCCCCATTTTCAAATTTTACTAAACCATGCGGTTCACCAGTTGCATCAGGGTGCCCGGCATGTAGTGTTTTAATGAAATTTTTAATAATGTGCCCTTGTTTGATAGCAATCAACGGCGCATCCGGACTCCAGTAAAACAACTCATCAAACTCCCAGGGCCTGTTTTCCATTTGTTGATAAGGGCTGTGAGCCGTGTCAACAAAGTCAACAAAGTAAAAATAGTAATGGTCTTTAACTTGATGCATCCTAGGTTTGTCAATGCCCTGAATAAACCCAACTTTCTTCCCAGTATCAAACATGTTAGTCCACTCTGGTACCGTAAGTTTAATGTCGTTCTTAGATGCATTGTTCGGGTTCATGTACCCATTCATGCGGTACCCCCAATTGAACTTTGTGTCTTCCTTGCTAAAGTAATCCATTACTAGCTTACTAACATCGATTACACGGTGCTTTAGGTTTGGGTTCTTCTCGCGGGCTTTTTCGATCAGCGGCATAGCAACGTGGAAGATTTCCCCGTTCATAAAACTTGTGCGATCCTTGGTTGCTTCGTAGTTTACATAGCTAACTACTTCATCTAAATGTATGTCGTTTTCTATAAAACTATGAAAAATGTTTAAACTGTCTGCGCCACCGCTGAGCCAAAGTACCAGGTAATCGTATTTCTCACGTAACTGTTGCGCCCTGCGTTTGTATAGTTCGGTAATGCTTTCTTGTGGTTCAGTTTTCCAATCAAGCGCACTATATGCATCTTCGTTAAAATTCCAACGAAGTGGCAAGCCTGTACGTTGATGCTCGTAAATTGTTTCTAGCTTGCTATAAGATCTAAAGTTACCGCATTGATAAAAACCAAACTGATCCTGCCTACTAGATAGAATTAAAGATTCCATTATGTTCCTAAATCGTAAATCTTGCTGCTCATTGGTACTAGCCCTTTACTAATATCTTTAGGGTCTTTCTTCCATGAGTCTGGCCACTGGCTCCACAAATAATCCAATCCTGTGCGCCATGCGTAACGGGCAGCATCGTTTTCGGGTAATTTGAAAAACCATTCATCACGCTGTGTAAAGATTAAACTTGGTGCTTTAGCTTGGTATGGCACAGGGTACCAACCCGGGTAAATCAAACGATGCATAGTGTCAAGTGGAACACCGTACTTTTGATTGTTAATAGTTACTTGTACTGTGCTAGCTTTTGCATCAGTCCATAAGTCACTGGCATTTGCCAATTTAATATACTTCTTTAAGACGTGTGATTGTTTAATTGCAATCTTAGGACTATCAGGACTCCAGTAAAACAATTCATCAAAGTCCCAAGGACGGTTAAGCATCTGTGCTTGTGCTGATACTGCTTGGTCTACCATGTCAACAAATGAAAAGTAGTAGTGATCCTTAACTTGGTGGATGCGTGGCTTATCAATACCCTGTATAAAGACAACTTTCTTACCAGCGTCAATCATATCACGCCAATGTTTTTGAGTTAGCTTAATGTTAATTTTGGATGAGTTGTTAGGGTTTAAGTAACCATTCATATGGTACACCCAATCAAACTTACTTTCGCGTTGCGAATAGTTGTCCATAATTAAAGAGGACAAATCTAGTAATGTGTGCTTTAGCCAGGGCTGCTTTAGTTTAGCTTGCTCAATCTTAGGGATCGATACATTGTAGATCTCCCCATTCAAAAAATTAAACTTATCCCCTGTTGCTTCATAATTAACCATGCCCACACACTCATCAATGCGTATGTCATTATTAATAAAACTGTTTAGCACATTACTAGAGTCGGCGCCGCCGCTAAACCAAAGCACAACGTAATCATACTTGTCTCGTATTTGCTGTGCTCGTATACGGTAGAGCTCCTCCAGTGTTTCTGTGGGCTCTACTTTCCAGTCGTAGCTAGAAAAGACTGGCTCATTAAAATTCCATTTAACTCTACCGCCAGTTTTGTTTGCGTTAAGTGCTTCTAACTTGCTGTAGTACTTACAGTCATTGACTTCGTAGAAGCCAAATTGGTCCATGTTAAAATTTAAAATGTTCATTGATACCAGTACTTATATATTCTGCTGGACCAAGATCATAAAAGGGGCTCAAGAATCCAACAAACCCAACAGGTCTGCCTAGCTCAGTGTTGAAGTATTTGAGGTCAATGTTTTTAACTAGGTAAGCTAGACCAGCTTCCCACCGTCTGTACGCATCTGTGTCTTTAAAGTTAGTGTAGAACCAAAAGTCCATCTCGTTATAGAAACTGTTAGATGGTTTAGATGTTTGGAACGTTGCAGGATTGTAGTCCGGATAGATTAAAGGCTTTACGACTTGTTCATATGTTGTTCGTTGGGCAACACTATAATTAGGCCATCGTACAAGAAATTGCAGGAACTGATTTTGCGGAAGACTAAACCAACTCTTGATGGTATGCGCTTGAGCGAGTACAAGTTCAGGTAAGTCGGGTGTCCAGTAAAAGTACTCGTTTGTGATGTTAGTGTATTCGTACACAACAGAATTAGAATGATTTGCTTGCAAATCCATAAAGTATGCATACCAGCGCCCGTCCTTAATACACATCTTAGGCTTGTCTACTCCGTACAATACGCAAATACTTTTGCCGGTATCTGCATCCCTGCGATGGTCAATTAAACTAATATTGTCATGCTTAAACGCATGTCCAGGCTGAAAGTAGTCTTTTGTTTTTAATACCCACGACTCATCTGCTTCGCCCTTTAACATATCCTCACTATAGTCATGTATCGTAACTTTGGTCTTAGGATAGTTAGTAGAGATCCATTGTAGCAATGGCTTGGCCGCAAACTCCCATTCGCTTAGTGTGTTCTCACATTTAGTATTAAACGGATCGTTGCTTACATTCTTCTCGCCTGTTTTGGGATAACGAAACACAACTTCATCTAAGTGGATGCCGTTGTGCAAGAAACTATAAATTGCAGTAGTACTGTCTCCCCCACCGCTAGCTTCTACACGAATCCAATCATACTTGTCGCGCAGTTGTTGCGCTCTCATACGATACAGTTCTTTTAAAGGAATGTTAGGTGGCGTTGCCCAATCTAACTTAGCGTACACATCTCGATTAAAGTTCCACTCGGGAAAGATACCTGTGCGGGTAGCTTCTATTAAGGCTTCCACTTTGCCATAACAGACTTTGTCACCTAGTTTGTAGTATCCTAACTTAGGATTGTTATCGAGTTTATACATTTAATTTTGGTCCAGCGTGCAGGAATCGAACCCACATTCGCGAGGTAGAAGCTCGCTGTATTATCCATTATACTAACGCCAGAAATTTATCTAACCGCTTTTGCTCTAGCAACTAGCACATCTTCAATGTTACCCTTAATAATAACATTGGTGTACGAATCTGTCAAGCCACTAGCGTGATCCGTTACCCTATTGTCAGGTTCGTGATACGTTCTAATACGTTCAGTGCCTGCTTGGTTACGATCTTTGTCTTTGTGAAAGTGTGCAACTACACGGTTACGGCAAACATTATACGCCGCAGCTTTGTTATCTTCGCGGCTACGACTGTTTGTTCCGTTGGCTTGTATTCCAGTGGGTTCGTGAATACAGCGGCAACAATTTTGATGCTTGTTGCGATGCTGTCCTCCCTTACCTGTACCGGAGAACCATTCAAAACGGAATTGATCTTCTGTGAGTTTCATAACTGTATTTTGGTGCATTACCAAGATGCTTTGTGCGACCTACTGGATTCGAACCAGTCCCGTAAGAATTATGAGTTCTCGGCACTACCTCTATGCTAAAGTCGCTCAAAACACCCTTGTCTAATTTGTTTTATTTCTACTTCTTTAATTATACGCAGATTACCTTTAAATTGCGACCACTTGGCTCGATCCCTGTCCGTTTCGTACCCTTTAACTTCAATGTACATGTCTAAACTTTCTATGTAGAAATCCGGAAAATATGTTCTTTCACCATTCCAAATATACTTGAATCCAGTTGTTGGTCTAATAGGATTCAATCCGGCGTTTTTTGCCCATGTATAAAAATCTACTTCCCATTGCCCTTGAAACTTCATGCCGTCGAGCATGATTTGCTTTGTCCTCCCCCTATTAGATGAGGTATACGATTCTGGATTATTTTCAACTGCTTTTTTCATTGCATCTGACAGATTTTTACGCCTGCTATCATCCCACACTTGTTTCTTACTAGCCTCACTTAATTTCTTACGAGTTTCATCAGAACAAGTTGCACCGTAACTATATTGATTTGCTCCTTTTTTGCCAAGCATACCGTAAGATGGTTTTACTATAACCCCCCCGGGGTTACTCTTACAACGTATTTCGTGCTGTTGGTTTGATCTAAGGCTTTTAGCCGGCTTGTTGCAAAATTTACAAAACATAATAACTCCTATAGTTATTTATGCCGTAGGAGTTAAATGCTCTACCAATTAAATGCTAGGAGCCTTTTACAGTCAAGTTGGTTTGCGCTCTATGTCACTTTCGTCACATGCGCTACCATACTGTATTTCCACAATACGACATGGCGTATTATACGGATTATGCAGTCTATGCCAAGCCATAGTTGGTATATGTGTGTTGTTGTGTTCGCTTAACTCTATATTGGGCAGCATAAATCCATTTTCTAATTGCTGCTCTACAATACATTGCCCTTCGCTAACGTGCCAGTACTCAGCACGAAATTGATGGCGTTGCATACTTAAACTTTTCCCTGGGTTAATTGTTAGTTCTTTAACTTTGGTGCCTGGCACATCATGTAGGACTCGATAGTAACCCCATGGGCGCTCGGTCTTGGGCGCTTTCCACTCTTGTAGAATCCAGCTGCTACTGTTGGCTTTGTCTTCTCCACCAACACCAAACACAAACTCTACTCCTGTTACTGACATTTCGGGAATATTGTCTTGTGTGCGATCTCCGCCATTTGCAAAGATGATTACATCGTTAGGATATTGTGCTTTAAGATCTTCTAGCAACTTAATGGCACTACCGTCACTGTCGTTCCAGTAGGTGGTTTGATCAACATACTTGATCTTGCTTACAACAGCATAGCGTTCGTTCCATGGCATAAATGCTGCACCCTTTTTGCGTTCAAGCCAGGCATCACTGTTTAGGCCAACGATTAGGATATCACCAAGTTGCTTTGCTGCTTTAAGGTAGGCGATGTGCCCACTGTGGATAGGATCAAACCCACCGGTTGCGATTACAATTTTCATGTCTTTGCTTGATAGAAGTCTTTGTCTAACCAAGAGTAAACAATATCTTCTTGGCGAATGTGTCCGTGTTTGTTTAAACTCGATACTGTGCTGTCGTTTAATAAACCCATGTCAGCTAAATCGTGCAAACTAGTTTTAGTCGGGTCCATGGGCTCTGCACTCTTGTATACTGCTAAGTTAATCCAGTTACTTTGAATGTTTTTGTAAAAGTACGCATCACGGCAATCAAACCCATTCACGGCCAGCATGTAAATTAAACTTGGGATTGTAAAGTTGAAGTAACTATAATCATGAACTTTAAATTGTAACTTGTTATACACGTAATTAATATTCTGCGGTAAACTCATTACTAACATACCGTCCATGTTCATTTGACTATTCCACTGTGCTAGCGTCTGGATTGGACTAATAGAATACTGAAACGAATCATGGCTCCAAATCAAATCAGCACGTTCGGGGATTTCCATACTATGGAAGTCTCGCTCAAGCCAGCGAATGTTTGGGATCAATTTAACATCGGGTTCAACCTTAGATAGGTCACGATCAATTGCATACACACGATAGTTACGTTGTTCCGGTGGGTCATCACGTGTTTCTAATGTTGCCCACCATTGTGCATCTAGACCGGCGCCACACCCAACATCGTAAATTACAGTTAAACTATCAAGGAAACTATCATAGCCATACAACAAGTTTAGTATCTCTAAACTATGCTCATGACTATAATAAGGATTACTAAAGCTCATAGTGTGATATCTTCCATGCCTGCGGTGCGTAGTCTAGCTACGTGCCCTAGCATAAAATTCTTGCTCTCAATGCCTTTAAGTATACCAAGCCATTTGTTACGCAACAACGCAACTTCGTTAATGATAGTTTCGAAGTCGATAACTTCATCTTCGGCTTCTGCATACTTTTCTGCATCTCGACTAGTTAACGCTCGTGCATACGATTCTAAGTACTTCTTATAATGCTTCTGCTTAATCTTTCTTAGTTGAATACCTAAGTAATTTAACACAGCTTCAATTTCTTGCAATTGATTAAAGCGATACTCAGTAACACCTGGCAAGTCAGATACGTTACGTTCCAAGTTACCTTTGATGCTACATTCGCGACGAGCGTTTAGCAGTTCATTTTCGTAATGAACAATAAAATTAGGAATTTCACCTAGGTCGCTAACTACTCGGTTATACCACATGCTTAGTCTTCGTAACGGTCGTCGTCGTATTCTTCTTCGAATTCGCTAGCGTATTCTTTAAACGCTCTGCCTAACGCAGCGTCGGTGCCACCAAACTCTTTTAGTTCATCGTCGCTAAGTAAGTCAACCATTACACTCATCAAGTTATCCGCAGCTTCTTGTCTATCCTTTTGAGGGATATATTGTTTTAAAATTGTATAGACTTCGCTAACTACATCAATTTCAACGCTCATTCTTACCTTCTTTCTTTGCCACTATTAAATCATCTGTACACCCTGTACAGTGTTGTTGATAGCATGTTGTTGGGTGTTGCAACAACTGCCACTTGCTATTTAGATTACCTAAGTAATCATTTAAGCATTGTCCGCTATACACTTCGTTATCAGTATTGATGTACAATCTAGAGTACCCTGCCTCACAAGACCAACCGGTCCAATGATCTAGCCCTTGGTTGTGTAACCAATTGCCATCAATACGATAGTGCCTAGTGTTGTCTAGCACTACTTCGCAATTATAATACTCATGGGGTTGGAATTTCAAGATTTAGTTTACCTTTCATAATCGGAACTTCCCTAGTCTTATAACTGTATTCGATTTCGTTAACGTTATGACTTATGTTGTTCTGTTTAAGGATATCAACATACGCCGCGATGCGGTCTGTGTTCCAGAACTCATTCATTACGTTAACATGTATAAATTTATCTTTCGCAATAGTCTCGCGTAATTTAATTACGGTATTGAAGAACTTCTTTTCGTCAATGTGCTCACTATGCGTACTAAACGAAATGTTATCAACTACTTCAAACATTTTCAAATAATAGTTGTATGTAGCACTTCCGTTAGTGGTTAACAAAATTTGTTTAATCTTCGAGCTGTAATTCTCACGCAACCATTTAACAAACGGGTAGAACGCTTTATTGCCTGTTACTTCTCCGCCAGTAAAACTAATCTTATACTGTAAATTTCTACCCTTTGATTGCTCGTAAATTGATAACCAGTTTGCTTTTAACTCATCGAGGGATTTGTGTTTACTTGTACTATCGTGCCACTGCGGGCCGCAGTACATACAATCGTAATTGCAACGGCGACCTAATTCCCACGTAATCGAAAAAGTATTTTCAACCGGGAATATCTCTATTACTTTTGGATCCATAGTTTAAACGATTCAGGGTAAATGTCTAACGACAAGTTGCGGCGCTTTGCAAATTCTAAAATAAATGATTTGCATTGTGCAATATGTTCTTCTGTGTGCGTTGCACTTACTGCTTGGTGTATTTTGTCAGTGTGATATTTAAACGTTGTTTCTAGAATTTTGTCTCTGCTTGCAGGGTCTAATAGACTAGGCGCAAGATATAATGGATCAATTAATATGTTAAAGTAATCTTCCTCTGTACCGAACTCATCCTGAAACTCTTTAAATCCATGCACTGTTAAGTTGCATATTGTATTTGCAAATTTGTACTTTATACCGTACTTACGTATAGTGTCTAAATTAGTAAGAAGATTGCTATAACTGTTGCCATAACGGTTGAATTCGTACAATTCACCTGTGTTTTCTGCACTAATAACTAGTGTAGTTATGTCTGCTGGCAATTGTTGCACAATTCTATCAAACCGCTTTGGATTGACGCCTAAGCCTGTTGTAATTTCAATTCGTTCTGCTTCTGTTAAACGAACGATGTCTTCGAGACCGTTATACAGGAATGGTTCACCGCCCATAAACTTTAACACCTGCAACTTACGCAAGCTTGCGACTTCGTCCAGTATTAGTTTGTAGCGTGGGCTGTTTTTAATTGCAGCCTGACCTATTTTAATAATAGCGCGGTCATCGATTGTGATGTTAAACCTGTCGTCACCTGCATAGTCCGGTAGGTAAGTACCATTGTCCGAAATATCTCGAAGCCAAGCGGTGCTATAACGCTTAGTGCAGTACGAACAAGTCATATTGCAATCACTGCCTAATATAACTTCAACAACTTCAGGGGTGGATTCTAATTGTGTAAACTGCCGATCACTTGCAGCTTGGTGTATTGTTCTACGACTCGGGATACCTTTTGATTCAGGAATCCAACAACCTCGTGAGCAACTAGAAACAGGCTTGTTGTCTAGCATATCCTGACGCTCTTGTAAGATTGTAGGATTGTTAAACAACTTGCCGTTGTTGGTTTTAAGCCAAGTAGTATCAATTGGTTGTTGGTCTGCTTTACAGCAGGAAGCTAACAGCCGCCTTTCGGGATCAACTGTTAGCCACCACCACTTTTGACTACAATAAAAGTTATTCTGCATCCTCAACCACAGGGGCTTCTTCAAGCGAAGTGTTCTTGTCGAACTTGTGTGGATTAGCAGTAATGTCAGCCATAATTTTATCTAGACTACCGTCTTCGTTACGTTCCCATGCTTTGCGGAATTGTTTAATAATTTCGCCGTCAGTTGTAACATACTTTAGACTGTTGCCTTCTTTAGTAAGTAGGCCTTTTGCTTCGCATAAATCAACCATGCCAGAGTATGGGTTCATACCTGTTTCGTATGGAATCTTAACTTGAACACTTTCAAAAGGTTTAGCATAACGTGTCTTCATGATCTTACATGCTGCACGAATACCTTTAACTTCTGAAATCTTGTTACCGTCTTCGTCTTCCTTCAACTTCAACTTACGCATAGCCACAACAATAGAGCTAGCATAGATAAAGCCTTGACCACCGGAGATCTTGTCGTCAGGATCAAACATATCCTGCGATGCGTATGTATGGTTAGTTGCTACTAGTCCAATGTTTAAATCGCCAAACATGTTCACACAGTTACGAACAAGTGCTGTTAGTGCTTTAGGCTTACGACCCAAGTCACCTTTAAGGTCACCTGCTTGGAATTGGTTAACGTCAGTTGGCGTTAACATCATACCCAGCGAGTCAAGCACAAACAATACCTTGGGACGTTGGTCTTCGGGCAGTGCTTTATATTCTTTAACAAAGTCATTAATTAACTTAGCAACGTCATCAATCATTGCCACGTTAAGTTTAAGTAGTTTCTCTTCTGAGGTGTCAACCCCAAGTGCATGTAGCCATTGCTCGTCAAGAGCGTTTTCAGTATCAACAAGAATAACGTAGATACCTTGTTCCTGTGCATTTTTAATAATGTTACCGGAACAAATATACGACTTACCTGCACCAGATTCTCCAGCAAAAACTGTAACCTTGCCCATTGGGATGCCCTTATTGAAATCACCCGAAATGAGGTAGTTAAGCGCAAAGTTGTTGGTGCTGATCCAAGTATCCGGATCACGAAAGCCGATACTAAGACCTTCAATACTTTTTGTAATTGTTTTACGAAATTTACTTACGTCAAATGGTTTAGCCATGATGTATTTCCTTATAGATTTATTTTAGTTTGATAGGGAATAGATAACCGAGAAAGCAGGGTTTCCCCTGCTTTCAACCATTAAGGTTTACGGTTACGAATCATCGCTAGGATGTCTTCTGCCTTTTGTGTACTAGCAGGCTTTGCAACCGGGGCAGGTGCTGCTGCTGGTTCTTCAACATCAAAAGGAGCGTCATCGTCGCTTGACGAAGCTACTGGAGCAGGGGCTGGTGCTGGACGAGCTGCTGGAGCCGACTCAGTACTTGCGCCTTCAACCTTCAAGCCATATGGCTTGTAGTATGCACCCCACTTTTCAGGATCGTATGGTTGACCATCAACGGATGCTTCAAACATTTCCTTAATAACTTTCAACTCAACCTCGCTAGGCTTCTTAGGTAAGAAGTCAGACAAGTTGTGAAGACCGTGTTTTTCGATTGCTTCGGCTTCTGCCGCAGTCAATGCGCTTTCTTTACGAGCAAATCCGCTTGTGCTGTAATCAGCATAACCACCTTTGCTTGTTTTCT